TTGATACAGTTCGACCGTTGTCTTTTGCTGCCTGTTTAAGCCGTTCCTTGTCCTCTTTGGGAATACGGATTGATATGTATTCGGTTTTCATATTATTTGTGCTTTTATTTTTAAATGTCTTAAAACTTCAATTAATTCCGAATCCGTGTAATTTTGCGCTATTTCCTTAGAAACGCAATTATGGTTCATTGCTATCTCTATTACTCTTTTGCGGCTTATAGATATTTTTCTATTTTTTTTCATGGAGTTATGTTTTAAGGGGCCTTTTGGCCCCGGTTGTTTTTACATTTGCTTTGCTGCCTGAATTAACATCCTTTCGAAATCGCCATTCTTTAATGCAATGGTAGCCTGTTTTGTTGCTTCCTTTATTGTCATTCCATTAACATCTACAAAAGTGCGGATTAACTTAATAAAGCAGTCCATCATAAACTGAAATTCTTTCTTGGTGTTTGCCGTTGCTTTCATTTTGCTGTGTGTTTGATGATGTAAAGATACAACAATGTAACACCCTAAGTCAAGTAAATAATTCTGCCAACATATGACAGTTTGGCAATTTTCCCCCAAAATCATTAGGTTGCCTTTAGTAAACTGGTAAATTACTTTTGTAGTCCATAAGATTACAAAAGGATTTATGAGTAAGCCTCATTTACGGATAGCCTTTAATTCAGCAAAAGACGAGCTGACTATTGACGTTGAGGGTGTTATAGGTGAATCATTCGATTGGTGGACGGGCCAGAAAGGTACGACCAAAGAACAGGTAGCCGAAAAACTCAAAGAGATTGCAAATTCCAGAGCCTCTTCAATTCTCGTAAACATCAATTCTTACGGAGGCGACGTAAATCACGGTATTTCGATTCATGACATGCTGGCCGAACATAAGGCCAAAGTTACCACAGTTGTACATGGACATACCGCCAGCGCAGCCACGATCATTTCACAGGCCGGGGACACCCGCAGGATGTCCAGTAATGCTTTATTCCTGGTACACCGGGCCAGCGCAATGGCAATCGGCAATGTAAACGACCTGGACCTTATTTCCAGCGACCTGAAAAAATGCGATGAAACCATTGCAGGCATTTACGCTAAGCGCACCGGGAAATCACAGGCTGAAATGACCGCTATCATGGACCGCTACAACGGCCAGGGCGAATGGTTAACGGCTAACGAGGCAAAAGACTTAGGCTTTATTGATGAGGTTTACGAACCCATGAAAGCCGTTGCAATGGTTGAACCCGGCACATTTACCGCAATGGGACTGCCTGAAATTCCAAAAGACAAATTAAAAAATACCGATATGAATGCTGACAAAAAAACCGTGTTCGCATGGTTCAAAGAGTTTGTAAAAACCAATTTCGGAAAGGATATCGAGGAACCGACACCGGCCCCAGCAGTTGATCCGCCTGCCGACCCCGCACCTGCACCGGACCCGGTTCCCGACCCCGCACCAAACCCCACGCCTGACCCTGCCCCGGCCCCCGAGCCTAGTGCAATCGTTAATGAGGTGGTATTGAAGGATATTAAGGAAGTTCAGGACACTTTAACGGATTTGACCACACAGAACGAGGCAAAGGCCATTGAAATAACCGATTTGAAAGCTAAGTTACAGGCCGCCCAGGATGAAATTACAAAACTAAAAGCCGGCCCGACTATGACATTTCCCAGGGATGATCCCTTTACCGATCAGAGCAACCTGAAAAGCAACGAGGTTTCATCTGAAGCAAACGCAGCGAATTTAAGAGGAGATAAATAACCAAAAATAAACATTACTAAAAAAGAATCACAATGGCAGCTTTCATCACAAACGGATCAGAATACCATGGCAAAGAAAACATGGATATCAATATCCGTCCAAGGTTTTTCGGAACCGCACCCCAGGCAATGGGTATCCGGGTTATTGACGCCCAGGGAGCCAGCTCTGTAAAACTTACCTTCTTTGGTAAGATCAAAAAAATTCTCATGCCTTATGTCGCAGGTTTCCAGGGAGGGACAGCCGCTTCTAAATATCAAAAGAAGTTGACCCTTGTTGAATTCAAGGCAGAGAACGAATACGACAAGCATGATTACGCCAACATGATCTTAGAGCAGATCGTAAATAAAGGCGGAATCAATCAGAACGACATTACCGGTACTGATGTAATGACAGCTGAACGGACGGTATTTTTCGACGCTGTTACAGCCGATGTGTTTGCAAATTTCTGGCTTGGAGATACCGCCAAAACTCACACCCATGCAGGGACTTATCCTGACGGTTCAACCGCTTACGCAGCAGGGGAAGCTGACAAGTTTTACAATGCTCAGAATGGTATTTTAAAGAATATCCAGACTGATGTGTACGAAGCCTATGTCAGCAAACAGACCACCATTACAGGCTGGAACCAGACCACTTACCCGGTTCTTTACCTCACGGAATCAGGCGGGACGGTTTACGCTTATGAAAGCGCAGCCAAACGTACCGGGGCTGTTGGAACAGATAAACTCTTTTCCTTCACGGCAACCAACGGGACCTATCCTTATGTTGCAACCGTTACCGAGCTTAACAGCTCTGGATTTGGTGGAACGGTAACGCTTGAAAAAGCATGTACCTCAGGAGTATTTGAACTTCATTACAATCAGTCGGACTACATTACAAAACTCGACCTTCCAGCAGCCTTAACAACCGACACAGCCGAAACCTACATGAACCGTTTGTTCAGAATCGCAACCCCCGAACTGAAAGCCCTTAAAGATGCCGGCTTGCTCCGCTTCTATGTAACAGATTCGATTCTGTACAACTATGAAGATACCTTGAAATCCGGTGTAACAGAAAGCGCACGTAATGCGATGATAGACGGGGTTTCACGGTACACCTGTAACGGTATTCCTTTAATTCCGATGAAAATAGATCAGTTGATCGAGGAAGATTTTGCTACCACTTTCCCGAAAGATTGGATCATCCTGTCGACACCGGAAAACTTCTGCCTGGTTATCAATGGTACCAGCAATTTCAGCGAAACCCGTTTCTGGTTTAATCCTGATCTGAACGTAAACCGCCAGCGCACTCAGTTTGAGACCGGATATAATTACATCCTTCCTGAACTGGTTGCTGTAGCTTACAAAGCATAGTCAAACATGGGAGGGGTAAAACCCTCCCTTCACCCTAAAAATAAGGAGAAAAAGATATGTCATTAGCAGGATTTGCCAGAACATGCGGGCTTCAGTCGGGAGGGGTTAAACGGGTTTACCTTGTTGCCGTACCCGATATAGCCAGCCTTACCCTGGTTTCGCAGACCTACACCGCCGCTACAATGGAAGCCGGCAAGGTGTTTAAAATGTATGAATTTGAGCCTGATACCTGTGAATGGAAGGAAGAGGTCAAGATCACTAACAATTGTATTGAGATCACAAAGACCCTGGATTTCGTTCTCGCCAAAATGTCAACCGCAGGCCGGGCCGTCGTTTCTGAAATTGCCCTTGCTTCAGCTTGCGGAATGATTGCAATTGTTGAAGATAACAACGGGACTAAATGGGTTCTCGGATATACCGAGAACTTCCTTAAACTTCGTCCGCTTCAGGTCGAATCAATCGCAGGTGGAACCGGAAAGAAACTCACCGACGCTTCGCAGTATGTGTTTACGCTAAAATCAACCGATAACGAACCTTGCCGGGACTTCTCCGGTACCGTTCCTATTATTTAGGATATGGCAAAGCAAGCGAAAACAGGTAACAGCTACCGTATAAAACCGGGATATGAAGGTAAAGACGTTTGGACACCCCTACCGGATTACCCCCGTCCGGATGGGGCAAAGTTCAGTTTAACCAGCGATCTTGACCAGGTTGATCTGGCCTTCTTGGCCGAGGTAGTAATGTATGAGGGTGTAGAGCAGGTTTCATAAGTTCAGGTTAACGATTATTCATAAAGAGGGGGATTGTTTGAAATACAGCAACCCCCTTTTTTAACAGCATTATGAGAAAGCCCAGAGTATTAAATTTTTCTTCTTCAGCTGATCCCTACATGACCATTTCGGGCGGGACTTCAATAGGCTTGCAATACTGGAAATGGGGTTCAGATAATCTTTGGCCTAAAGCAATTGCAATAGTGAACCGCAAATCAACGGTACACCGGGGAATCTTAAATAACAAGGCCCGGTATATCTCTGGCAAGCAAATGATATGCGACGAGAGGGAAAAGGATCTTGCTGCATTTATTTTGGCCTGTAATTCCAAAGATGAAAACCTTCAATCTCTGGTCCGTAAGGTAAAGTTTGATCATCATAGTTTTGGTAACGGATTTATTGAGGTTGTAACCAATAGCCGGAAATCTTTTATCATGCTGTTCCACCAGGATGCAACCAGGGCCAGGCTACAACGGGATGATGATCCTGCAAAAGATAAAAAATATGTGTTTTTTCATCATGACTGGACGAAATACTATTCAGAAAAAGCAAGGGTAAAGAAGATCCCTATTTATCCGGTATTTGAAGATACGGAAAAAGACGGGACGCTAAGATCAATCATTCACATCAAAGATTATGAGCCTGAATTTGAAAATTACGGGCTGATGGATTGGGCCGCCGGACTTGGAATATCTGCCATTGCTTACAAAACAGATAAATGGAACATTTCACGTCTGGACAATTCTTTCAATAACTCAGGGGTGTTAATAGTCCCGGATGAATTTGAAGATGATAAGGCATGGGAAGAGTTTACCAACGAATTTGATAATAAGTTCATAGGCGAAGGCAAGCAGGGTAAAATACTGCTCATGGCCCGCAAACCAGGTCAGTCAGACAACGACGGCTCAAAACTGATCTCCGTCAATCAGTCAACCGAGGGAGACTGGGTAAATCTTCACTCCCAGGCCAAAGATGATTTAATTGTGGCTCATAATTGGTTCAGGTCCCTATCTGGTCTGGCTGATAATACCGGGTTTGATACCAAACGAATTTTAAATGAATATGAAGTTGCCCTGAATACGGTAATTCTGGAAGAACAGCAGGGGATATTGAACTTGCTTCGCAATGTTCTTGGAAACATCATGGGCTGGGATTGTACTTCACTTAGCTTTATAAACAAGCCACCGGTAACTGATAAGCCTATTTACATGAAAGTTTGGGAAGCCCGTAAAGCCGACGGGTTGGATTATGATGAAAACGACCCGGGACAGCAGATTTACCTGGCCGCGCTCACCTCAAAAAGTACAACCAATACGGAAGGAGCTGTAAAATGACATTGCTTGTAACCGCAGCTGAAGTTATTACACTGGCCTTTCAGGATAAAAACCTATTGGCTGCAAAGATAAAAGATGTATTTATCGAAGCCGCGCAGGAAAACTTTTTAAGATCCTGGCTCGGAGATAATCTGTACGAAGACCTGATTAAATCAACTCCGGCGGGAGATAATAAAACGCTGGTTGATTCTTACCTTAAAAAACCTCTGTCTTTTTTTATAAAATATACCGTTCTGCCTGAATTGGTAGTAAATGTAAACAATACCGGGGGCCAGGTTATTCAACCTGGTGGAACTTTGGCAGCCAGCGACAAACAAACCGGCATGCTTCGTGAGCAAAGCAAGGATATTGCCGAAACCCTGATGCGTAATGCAATCCGATTTATTAACGCAAACCCGACAAAATATCCATTATACGAAAATGATACAACTCAACGGACCTATTCTAAAAAAGTAATCGGGGGAATTGTTTTTTAAAACTTTAAAAATTAATTATATGAAAAAGTATCTTGTTCTTACGGCGGTTTTCATCGCCCTTACTATCAGCACCCTGGCGCAAACCTGGTATTCCGCGCTGAATGATATTCGCGGCGTTCAAATATTAACAAACGGTGTGACCATTGGATGTTATGCGAATAACGCTTTATATAAATTCAATACAGCGTCCACCTCAACAGATAACGGCACAACCGTCATAAAGCCGTACAGTGTTGCAAATGCAAGCGCAGGGAGGTGGGAGAGGCAGCGAATTTTATCTGTCATTGGTACCGGGGCAAGTGGAGTTTCGCTGGGTGACAGTAACAAAACAGCAGCAGGAAATTACGTCACCCGTAAAAGATTGGACAGCGTGGCCGCAATCACTCGGTCAATTTCAGCAGTTCCGGGATTACAAGACAGCCTGACAAATCATTATACCAAAGCGCAGACCTTAACGGCATTTGAAAATGCTTACGCCCAGGGATTGCGCTGGGATCAGAGCGCAGACACTTACACCCGTCTCGGTTCGATTGCAGCAGCCACAAAAGGGGTAAGTCCCGGAAACTCGGCTTTGCCTATTCAATCTTTAATGAAAGGCTGTTTGCTAACAGACAACGGAGTGGTAAATTACTACCTTAACGCCACCAATTGGACGTTAAAAGCCAATGGCGATGCTTCTGTTCTGACAGGTGCTGACGGGCAGGTAATGGTTCAAATTCCCAAGTTTTATGTCAAATACGTTAACGTCGGCAATACAATCGAATGGTGGATTTCGCTTTACCAATTACCGGGATATTCAGTACAGAATGCTTTCATAAAAGACGGCGTTGAGGTAAATTACAGGTACTTCGGGGCTTACGAAAGTGTGCTGTGGGATGCAACTACTGATAGTACGTACAGGGATTACAAGGCCGGGGTGACGATCAATACAAGTACCGATAAACTTTCTTCTGTATCTGGATTTCGCCCCGTAACGAATATTACAAGGGCTGGCGCAAGGGCGATGGCCGCACGAAGGGGTACGGGTTGGAGGCAGCAGGATTATGACCTGACTAATGCCATTCAAATGCTCTTCATTGTTGAATATGCCACACTCAATTCTCAGTCAATCATGTCAGGTATTACCAATGTCACTGATTGGGCTACTTATAACAATTATTATCCAATTGTGGCTACGGGCCTCGGAAACAGTATCGGCAATGCAACCGGGCAGAACGCAGCCGCCGCAAGTACATCATGTGCAACGGTGGCAGCAACGGGTTATTCAAAATACCGGGGAATTTCAAACTTTTACGGACACATATGCAAGGCCGTGGATGGGTTCAATATCAATGCAAACGTGCCTTATGTAAGTAACAATTCAGCGGTTTGGGCTGATGATACCAGTGTAGGGTATGATTATCTTGGCGTTACCATGTCTTCATCGGACGGCTGGCAAAGTACATTGGTTAATTCGTCGAGGGTAATGCTTCCTGCAACAGTAGGGGCAGCATCGACCACGAAGATCACGGACTACTATTATCAAAGCACAGGCTGGAGGGTGGCGTTTTTCGGCGGCTCTGCGTACGATGGGGCGAATGCCGGGGCTTTCAGGTGGTATCTGAACGACGGTTCCGGCAGTGCGTATCAGAACATTGGCGCTCGGTTGTCCTTCTAATAAGAAATTGCGGCACTTGCCGCACATTATGCGAAGCGTTTTTTTTGTTCTTTAAAATATAGGGTATTTAGCGAAGAGTGGCGTTTTTCGGCGGCAATGCGAACAATGGGGCGAATGCCGGGGCTTTCAATTGGAATCTGAACAACGATTCCGGCAATGCGAATCAGAACATTGGCACTCAGTTGTACTTCTTTAATGCGCTAAGTATCCTTGCCTCTTGGCAAAACATATGGATGTCCGTTAAAGTGCTGGTAGGGAAACCGAAGGTTCTGGACAAATAAAGAAGGAGTAAATGAAAAGAGTAGGTAATTTATTTGAAAAGATCGCAGACTATAATAATCTGAAACTTGCGCATCAGAAAGCCCGCAGGAAAAAGACACATTATGGCGAAGTGAAGCAAGTTGACCGGCATGAGGATTACTATCTACAAAAACTGCAACGAATGTTGTTACAAAAAACGTTCAGAAACTCGGCGTACAAAACTTACAAAAAACTCGAAAGGGGTAAAGAACGGGAAATCTTCAAACTCCCCTATTTCCCTGACCGCATCCTGCATCACGCAATCTTGCAAATCTTAGAACCTATTTGGAAGAAAATTCTCATTTGTGACACGTATCAGTCAATCAAAGGCCGGGGTGTTCATTCCTGCAAGGTGAGAATCGAAAACGTTTTACGAAACAGCAGGAAAATGTTCTGCCTTAAAATTGATGTAAGGAAGTTTTATCCCTCTGTCAATAATGCGATTTTAAAACAGATCATTCGTAAGAAAATCAAATGCAAGGATTGTCTTTGGCTTTTGGACGAGATCATTGATTCAGTAAAAGGAATTCCTATCGGAAATTACTTGTCGCAGTATTTCGGCAACCTTTACCTGGCTTATGCAGATCATTGGTTAAAAGAGAAAATGAAGATCAAAAATTTCTTTCGTTACTGTGATGACATGGTTATCCTTCATCAGGATAAAGATTATTTGCAGTATTTGTTGGTCAAGATCGAGTATTACCTTGAAAGCAAACTCAGGCTTTTTCTCAAAAAGAATTATCAGGTATTTCCTGTCCGCAAACGACGGGTTGATTTTCTTGGTTTCAAATTCGATCATTGCAGAACCTACATCAGGAAATCAATTGTAAGATCATTCAAGAGAAGAATCAAAGGGATTGATTTTCTGAATAATAAAAGATCAGTAATTATGAGTTACTACGGTTGGATAAAGGTTTCCGATTCGTGGAACTTGTGGAATAAGTATTTACCAGAATTCAAATTAAAAATAGCAGCATGAAATCATTATCAGACAGCAAGCAGGATTTGGCATACCCCCTTCAAGGCGGTTTGCTTGTCAACTTCAACCATGTCCAGAAGTCAGAAACGAACATGGGGCAGGTGCATAATTATTGGGAGTGCAACCAGGTTAAAGTTTCAGTTCAGCCAACAAAATCAGAAATTGTTGCCGCTGTAATGGCTGACGGATTCGATCAGGCGTATGCAGAAGGCATTGCCGATGAAGTTTTAAACTCGTTGGCATGACTACCCTACATTTAATATCGCTGATAAGCCTTGCGGTGATGCTGACGTGTTCAGCCATGAGCAAAGCGATCATGGACACCTGCGCCTCATCTTTTGAATCAAGTGTATTCAAAAACCTTAATCCGTTGTTCTGGAACAAGGCAGTATCATGGCGCAATAAGTGGAAAGACGTTGACCGAAAAATTGAAGCGTTCCCAGGTAGCAGCACAATCTTTGTCAGCTTTACGGATGCCTGGCACTTGTTTCAACATTTCTTCTTGTTGCCGTTATTCCTTGCCCCGATAGCCTATTCACAATGCTTCCCGATCATTCCCTGGAATCTTTGGATGGTGACGGACTTCATTTTAATGTATGTTTATTTTACTTCTGTATTTTCATTGTTTTACTGGATATTTAACAAGAAATAAAATGGATTTATATATCCAATGGCGCAATCAAATGGTTAAGATTATTCTAATCATAGAGTTAATTCTCGGTTTGCTAATGAGTATTGCTTTTTACGAAATCCTTAAAAATAAGGACCGTACCGAAGCTACCTATATTATAGCTGCAAAGAATGATTCAACATTAAAAAGCAGAACAAAATTATTTAATGAAATAAAGATGGCAGATAAGAAACACCAGGATACCCTAAATGAAATACTAAAAATCTTACGACGCTCGAATGGAACTCGTTAACATCCTTTGGGGAGTCATCGTTATTTTATGCACCTCCCTCGGTTTTTTTCTCGTCATTTTCTTCACCGGTTTAAACAAATCGAAGGTAAGGCAATGGGGATACATCGAAGATATGGTGAAACGAATCATAGTTCTGGAAACCAATGATAAGGTAAGGGATGAAAAATGCAGAAACCATCAGTGCAGTTTTCAATCATTTAAAGATGGGGAATATAAACGCATGAGTACCAAAGTATATTTTGACGCCGATTTACTTACTGAACTAAAAGGGAGAGTTGAAAAACTGGAACATAAAAGATAATGCCACCAAAACACATTGACAAACCCCCTATGAAGTTCAATCTACAAACGATTGTAACAATAGGCTCATTAATATTGTTCTTAGGCACTCTGGGCGGGTGGATCTATGACAGCGGCGTAAAGTCAAAACGTATAGCTGATTTGGAGAAGAACCAAGTTTCGATTCAAAATCAGATGAATGAAGTAATAAAACAGCAAAATGAAACGATTAAGTGCGTTAGTGATTTTACTGGCCGCGTTACTGTATTGCTTACCCTTATGCAGTCAAATCACTGATAAGAAAAAGAACGATACGGCAATAAGTAAAATGAAACAGAATAATACCAAGTTGGACAGTTTGATTAAAAAGGAACAGGCGAAACCTAAAAAGAAATGAACGTATCACAGAATTGTTTAGACTTGGTAAAGCATTACGAGGGGTTTAAATTGGAAGCCTATAAGTGTCCCGCAGGAATTAATACAATAGGCTACGGCACGACCATGTATCCCGATGGCACTCGTGTACACCCAGGCGACGTATGCAACGAGGCAACGGCTGAAATATGGCTGCAATGGGAGTTGAATAACGCTGCTCAGTTTATTGACAATCATAAATTGATACTGAATCAGAACCAGGTTGATGCCTGCTGTTCGTTTATTTACAACCTCGGGCCTGGGGCCTTTCTGAAATCGACCTTGTTCCAACTCATACAAATCAATCCTAATAACCCTGGCATATTACAGGAGTTTTATAAATGGGTTCGTGCTGGCGGAATTATCCTAAAAGGACTTCAACATCGGAGGCTCTCCGAGGCACATTTATATTTTACTGGACAATTAAAATTTGATTGGTTATAACCTTAAAACAAAATAATTATGAACTCAACATTTTTAAGTATTAATTGGCTCGAAGCCTTAAAAGGTTTTATCGTTGCCGTTATTGGTGCTATTCTTGGTGCAGTTTATTCTGCAATTCAGGGGAATACTTTCGCATTCACTTGGGCATTTTTTCAACCTGTTCTTGTATTAGGTATCGGTGCAGGAATTTCCTACCTGATACAAACATTCTTCCGTAACAGTCAGGGGATTCCATTTAAGGTTGAACCAAAATGAACTGGCGTGAAATCCTTTGGTTGATCCTGATAGGTATACTTATCGCATTATCGTCATTCTGGGGCGTTCAGTCGTGTAATCGCAGCAAAGTGATAGCTGAGCAAGCTACCCAGTTAAAAGCCTGCCTGAACGCTCCTAAGACGGTAGATACTGCAATGGATTCTATTATTGTAAACGGTAAAATATGGCTGAAGCCAAAAGAGTTAATCAAACTTGAAATAACAATTGATACAACTACACTTGTTTATAGAACTCTTTGGAAAACTATTCCAGCAGATACCGTTCCTCCTAAATATTGTGAAAAGTATTTTGCAGATTCGTATAAAGTAATAAACGGAAAAGATACTGGGATAATTTATTATGCAATTCATGCCAAAGACTGTGAATCGAAGATAATATTTCCAAAAGTTGTTTTTCCAAAGGAGGTGATAACAATAACTCAGCACGTAGACACCTGTATTGCCAAAGCTCCAGAATACCGGGCAAAGTTCCTTCATCATGGGCCGTATGTTGATCTGACCTTGCAGAACTTTCAGCAATTTCCCGGTTTTGGCCTCGGGTATCAACTAATCTTTAAAGACCAGGTAATGCTATCTGCTGGGGCTTTGTACATGAATGGGCTGTATGGAAATGTACGAATAGGAATACTGTTTAAACGATAGTTGGCCCTTATAAGCCTCACGCCAGGTGCGTTGAGCCTGGCCTAAGCCTGTCGGATCGCTGACAGGCTTTTTTAATTAGGTCGAATTCCACCATATTAAAAGTTTGGGTAAATTTCCAGACAAATTATAATTAACTAATCCTGATTGTCAGTTGATTATAAAAAAGTTAGGTAAAATTACCTAACTTTTTATTGCCATATTGTCACGAATCATTGACAAAATTTCATGTAAAAAATTAGGATTGACCGCTAACATTATATTATCTTTGCGTATAACAATTTGTTAAAATAGCGTGCAAATATAATTAACAAAACAGGAAAAAGCAAATTTATGGAAAAACGGAAAAAGTATCTAACCCACTTCAAACAGAGAATCTCCAAAAGGGACAAGAACATTATCAACGACTGGCAAAATGCCGACGGCAGTAAAGAAGCCTTTGCCCTTGCTGTTCATAAGAAGCATAAATGCAGTATGGCGACGGTGAAAAAGGTAATCCTGATTTACGAAAAAAATACCGTAACGTCATGAAGATAAACCCGGCAATTCCAAAAAGCGGAATCAAAGATTATGTCCTGCTACGCCTTCCACTTGACAAGGGAAAGGAAGTTGAGATCATTGTAAATTTTCATTATACCCCTTCATCCAGGGGTGACTTTGCAACCCCCGGCACCGATCCCTTGATTGAGATTACCAATGTGCGCCTAATATCCGGTCCTTCTATTATGGACCTGCTGGACGCCTTGCACGTTGAACAGGTTTGGGAAGAACTTACCAGGCTCATTATAAAAGAAAGGGGTTATTATTATGGCAATTGAAAACATTCACCTCGACACGGATTGCGACATTATCAAATACGATACCGGGGAATATAAGATTTATTATTCAAAGATTGTCGGGGTCCAGACCGTCATCCGCAAGCATGACACGAAAGTCATTCTTTGCGAAGTGGTTGAGTTTAATCTTTCTGAATTTATCGCACTTATTAAAAGATTCCGCAATGAATAGCCAGGTAACAGTAACTCTTTCCCCTGATGAATTCCGGTCAGTGATCCGTGAGGAAATGAAAATCCTGATAAACCGGGTTGATCCTGGCGATGCTTTGTTAACCAGGGCCGAGGTTGCTGCAAAGATCAAAAAGTCAGTCCAGGCGGTTAAGAAAATGGAAGACCGGGGAATTATTAAACGGGCCACTAAGTCGGGACAGCCCCGTTACCGGGAATCGGAAATACTTAAACTAAAAAAATAATTTCAAAAACAACTGAGCATGAAAACAACTGAGTATGATAAATTTTCTTTTTTTTACCAAAATAGAAAAATTAACCACGGACTAGTAAACAGGTTAATCCATTCTATAGAAAAAATAGGATATATAGAATCGAGTTACATTACTTGCGATGCTAATTATCGGATATATGACGGGCAGCATAGATTCATTGCCTGTAAACAGTTAGGCATTCCCATACTTTTTAAATTTACCAATACAACAGCAGACGTAAACGATGTTATAATAGAACTTAACAGTAATCAATTAATTTGGAGATTATTGGACTATGTTAGACTTCACGCTAAAAATGAAATTCCTTTTTATGTATTTTTAAATAAAGTACACGAAGGGTCGGAGTTTGGTATTTCTGCCGACATTTCAATTTGTTCTGGATCATACGGATCTTGTTCAGCGAAAATAAGACAGGGAGTAGATTTGCCTATTTTTAAACATTGGGATGGAGTGTACAACTTTTTAAGGCAATGTAAAAATTTACCATTTAACAACAATGTGTATTTTGTCAGGGCAATTATTACATTGTTTAAAAAGGCATCTGAAAAACAAATCAACATGGTTTTAAAGTATCATTCTACAATTTTAAAACAGACTGAGGCTATTGGATATTTAGCGATTATGGAAAACATTATCAATAAGCATTGTTCTATAAAAATAAGACTATAAAAACATTAATTTTTTTTGCATTATCGCATACTAATTTGATATATTTTTATTATATTTACGCATATTTAAACACTATACAAATGGAAACAATCAAAATCAAAGTAAAAGAAACAATCACATCAACCAGGGATGTTGAAGTTGTGCTGCCACACTATTACAGAGATACCGAAAAGCATGTATCAGGTATTTATCGAATTTCCCGCAATGAGAAGGGGGAACTCAGAAAAAGCAGAATTGTTATAAACAACGAACACGGCTTTGTGATGTTCACTGAATTCTCCTTTCGTGAAAAAGAGGATGAAACAATTCCCGCCACACGTGAAGAGTATGACAATGCGATGGGATTGTTAATTGAGTTTATCGAAAAGAAAGTTCTTGAATTGCAAGACGAGCGCTTATCGAACATCGGAATCAGGGAAGTCGAAAGCACCCTTGCCGAGTAAAAGAAAGCCCCCGGACATTAAGGGCATAATGAACCGGGGGCAAATGGAAACAGGTACAAAAATACGGAATCGTAATCTTAAAGTCAACATAAAAAATACAAATGGAAACAGCATTAGAAAAATCTCAGGGGTACGATAAAATTACCAGCATGTCCGGTATGTCCTCTGAAGAGCTTGCAATTATTCACAGCGCAGTTGCAAAAGGGACCACGCTTTCAGAGCTGGCCTATTTCATGCAATTCTCAAAGGCCCTGGGGCTTAATCCTTTTTTAAAGGAAACCTGGTGCTACAAAGACAATAAAGGAAACCTGATTGTTTTCGCAGGCAAAGACGGGTTCTTAAAAAAGGCCCAGGAAAATCCAAAATTCGGAGGTATTGTTTCGAGCGCAGTTTGCGCAAATGACGCCTGCGAAATTGACGTACCCAACGGATTAGTAACTCACAAGATCAACCCAAAAGACAGGGGTGAAGTGATCGGAGCTTATGCCAGGGTGAAAGTATTGGGTGTTGAAATAGACACTTTGGTATGGATTGACCGCAGGGATTATGATAAAAAATGGAACGTCTGGCAGAGTAACCCCGCTGCTATGTGTGAAAAGGTTGCCGTAACCCAGGCTTGTAAAAAAGCCTTTGGAATATCCGGCCTGCAAAGCGAGTACGATTTTGAAGAGGTCAACGGCAAGGCAATGCCAAATAAGGATTATGCAAAAACTGTCATTGCCAAATACAAAAAGCAGATAGAGGACATGCTCCAGGAGTGCCAGGATGATGAACTCCGCACCGAAATTGTCACGGCAATACTTGACGCCGAAGAGGCAAAAAACGACGCCCCTGAATTTTACGAATCATTAATCTCTAAACTCTCAGGTCATGGAAAAGACTGATTATATCGTAACTGAGGAAATGTTACAGGCCCGGCCCCTGTCGGCTTCCTCTTTAAAAGAATTCCGTAAATCCCCAAAGCATTATATCCAATACCTGAAAACACGGAAGGAAAAAACCGAGGCCATGTTGTTAGGTTCTCTGGTCGACTGCCTGGTGTTGGAGCCTGAAAAGTTTGATCAGAAGTTCCTACCCTGGGAAAAGTTTGAACGTCGCAGCAATGATGCAAAGGCCAAGTATGCCGACCTGATGAAAATGGCAGCCGACAATCACATGACGCTGGTTTCAAGTGACCTGATTGATGTAGCTCAAACGTGTAAAACGGCCCTTATGGACCACGATCAGGCCCGGATGATCATAGAGGCCCGTCAAAAGGTACAAGCCCGGCTGAAATGGATTGATAAGACCACCAAGCTCCCCATGATCGGGTACATTGATTTTGATGCAAAGGTGTGGGATGAGCTTTTCATCGTTGATCTGAAAACAGCAACATCGGGGGACCCTGATGATTTTAACCGCCAGGCTGCAAAACTGGAATACCATATACAGGCCGGGGCCTACCTGGAAGGCTATCCACGCTGTTACTTTAAATTTCCCATGATGATTTTCCTGGTTGTTGAAACCGACGAACCTTTTAATGTTTCGGTAATGTTTTGTGATAACAACTATTCCGAAACAGCAAAGGATGAGTTTCATGGCACGTTGAACGCTTTCCGGTATTGCATGGATAACCAGCTTTTTCACCAGGGATATGAATTCCGCTTAATGGGTACTACTCAGTATCATTCTATGAATTTGCCAAAGTACATACAACCTAAATTCATAACAGCATGAACCTCTACTAAATCCAATTTTGAAGGCGAAGCCTGTAACGAACCCGTTCAATCTGGTGGGTATTGCAAGTATCATCAAAAGGCTCAGGATTACGGAAAAAGAAGAAAATCAATGAAACCGCACAAAATGAAAAAGAGGGCAAGGATATATGAAGCATCTTGAAGATAACATTCAGGCCGCTTGTTGCCGTTGGTTCGCTTATGAATATCCTGGCATTAAGTTAATTCATACGCCCAATGGAGGCCATAGGAACGCTCAGGAGGCCGCAAGATTTAAAAGGCAGGGAGTAACGCCGGGTGTGCCTGATTTATTCCTTATGAAGCCTGCAAACGGATTTCATGGATTATTCATCGAGGTTAAAAGTGAAACCGGAAAACTTTCGGAGTATCAAAAGGAAATGCTTACTTATCTCGATTCAATGCAGTATAAAACTGCCGTGATCAGGTCGGTCGATGAGTTTATAAAGGTTGTCAATGAGTATTTAAAAGGCTAACCTCATTACAGCTAAAGGCTTACGAACAATATAAAATCAAATAACCCCCTAAAATATGAAAAAAGAAATAATGGATTTTTGTAAAAAGAACAACATAACAAGCGATCAGTTCTTTGGGAAAGAAAAAATTGGCGGGGACTTGGACCTGGGAAGCCTCACCTCAATTCCCGAGGGGTTCAATCCCACC